CAAATGGTGAAAAGAAATCTGCTTATGACCTGATGGATGATGATACAATTCCTGTTAGTCTAATGATGGCTGGTCCAGGTGATTCAACTCATGCTGGTAACTTAATTGACCTTGCTGAAAAACGTAAAGACTTGGTTGTCTTTATTTCGCCTGAAAGGTCGGACGTTGTTGGTGTATCTAATTCACATACACAAACAAATAACGTCAAAAACTTTTATCTGAACTTTTCTAGTTCCTCATATGCAGTACTAGATAGTGGATATAAGAAAACTTATGACAAGTACAACGATGTTTATCGTTTCATTCCTTTAAACGGTGATATCGCTGGTTGTGCTGCTAGTGCTGATTTACTTAATGATCCTTGGTGGAGTCCAGGTGGTCTAACAAGAGGTAATATCAGAGGCGCAGTATCACTTGCCTATAATCCAACACAGTCTCAGAGAGATATTCTATATCGCAATCGTATCAATCCAGTATGTACTTTCCCAGGTGAAGGCACAGTACTTTGGGGAGATAAGACGGCTTTGTCAAGAAACAGTGCATTTAACCGTATTAATGTTCGGCGTCTATTCAACTTTGTTGAAGATGCAATTGAAAAAGCATCCCGAGCGGTTCTTTTTGAATTCAATGATGAATTTACAAGAGAGCAGTTCCGTGGTATGGTTGAGCCTTTCTTGAGAGATGTACAGGGTCGACGTGGTATTACAGATTTCTTGGTTGTTTGTGACGAAACCAATAACACTGGTCAAGTTATAGATGCCAATGAATTTAGAGCTGATATCTATATTAAGCCTGCTCGTTCGATTAACTTCATTACATTAACCTTTGTGGCTACCCGTACTGGTGTAGAGTTCGCAGAAGTTATTACTTAATAGATAGGAGAAAATAAAGAATGGCTAACGTAACAGATTTTATCGCCGCACTAAAAGAAGGTGGTGCACGAGCAAATCAATTCGAGGTTAATATTACTGGAGCCCCAGTGAACATCCCTCAAGAGTTCAGGTTTCTCTGTAAAGCTTCTTCTATTCCTGCATTAACAGTGCCAGAAATTGAAGTTAATTATCGAGGACGAAAAATCTATGTTGCTGGTGACAGAACATTTGATACCTGGAGCATTACAGTAGTTTCTGATAGAGACCAAATTATGAGAGGTGGTTTTGAACAATGGCAAAATCATTTGTCAGATTTGGGAGCAATTTCTAACCGGGATGCTATTGGAGATATGCCTTCACGATACTATGCTGATGCTATAGTAAAACAGAAAGACCGAAATGATAATACATTACGGACTTATAGGCTAATAGATGCATGGCCTACAACTGTTGATGCTATTGAATATTCACACGACACGGAAAATACCATTCTAGAGTTTGGTGTTACATTCCGATTTAACTATATGACAATTGTTGGTGCTTCAACAGGCCAATTGGGGATAGCAGGAGGCATAGGCAGCGTCTTTACTTAATAGTTAAGTTGTAAGTGATATAAATAGTTATACTATGGCAGAAATATTTGGTTTTACGATTAATCGGGCGGGGAAGAATAAAGCATCTAGTTTTGTTCCTCCATCGCCCGATGACGGTTCCCTAGACGTAGGTGGAGCTTCAGGCTTTTTTGGTCAGTATTATGGTCTTGAAGCAACTCCTAAAAATGATTTCGACCTAGTCAAAAAATATCGACAAACGGCTGAACATCCAGAAGCGGATCAGGCGATAGAAGATATTGTGAATGAAGCTATTATTTCTAATGAAGATGAGCCTTCAGTTAGTGTTAATTTAAATTTTGTAAATCTTTCAGATAGTGTTAAGAAAAAGATTCATACAGAATTTAGTCACTGCTTGCGGTTACTCCATTGGAATGCAAAGTCTCACGATATGTTCAAAAGATGGTATATTGATGGTCGAGTTTATTTTCATAAGATGGTGGATAAGTCTAATCCTAAATTAGGTATCCAAGAAATACGTTATATTGATCCAAGAAATATTAAAAAGATTAGAGAAGTAGAAAAAGGCCAACCCGGTACAGGTGGTGAGTCTTTAGTAAAAAATGTTATAGAATATTTCTTATATAATGAAGAAGGTATTTATCCAGGTTTTGCAGGACATAAAAATGCAACGTCTGGTATTAGAATCACAGCTGATTCTATAGCTTACATCACTTCAGGTCTATATGAACCGACAACGAATCAAGTTTATTCCTACCTACATAAGGCAATAAAGCCTGTAAATCAATTAAGAATGATTGAAGATGCAGTAGTTATCTATCGTATCTCACGGGCGCCTGAACGTAGAATATTTTACATTGATGTTGGAAACTTACCTAAGCAAAAGGCAGAGCAATATCTCAAAGACATTATGAATCGGTATCGAAATAAATTAGTTTATGATGCTAGTTCAGGTGAAGTTAGAGATGATAGAAGCAAAATGTCTATGCTTGAAGATTTTTGGTTACCACGGAGAGAAGGGGGTAGAGGAACTGAAATAACAACACTACCCGGTGGCCAAAATCTTGGCGAGTTAGAAGATATCAAGTATTTTCAGAATAAGCTGTATCGTTCATTAAACATTCCTCTTTCTAGAATGGAAATGGATTCTGGGTTTAACCTAGGACGATCCGCTGAAATTACTAGAGATGAGGTTAAATTCACAAAATTTGTTGGAAAAATTCGCAGAAAGTTTGCGATGCTTTTTGATGATTTACTCAGAACGCAATTAATACTTAAAGGTATTATTACTCCTGAAGATTGGGACCTTATTAAAGAAGAAATTTCTTATGATTTCCTAATGGATAATCATTTTTCTGAATTGAAAGATTTGGAAATTTTAGGAGAAAGACTGGATCATATGGATCGTATTCAAGATTATGTTGGTCGTTATTATTCAACAGAATGGGTACGAAAAAATGTTTTACGTCAATCTGAAAAGGAGATTATGGAAATAGATACTCAAATAGCATCAGAAAAGCCGGATGAGGGTGAAGGTGAAGATGATTGGGATGCTGAGGAAGAACAACGAATTATAAATAGTTGAGGATTATACTATGAATGAAAATGAAAAACAGGAAGTAACACCACAACCTGATAATATTAGTCAGATGGTTAAAAACATTTCGGGTGGTGATAACGTAAATGCTACTGATGCATTGCATCAAGTAATGGCAATGAAAAAGCAAGATGCTTTAGACGCTAGACAGCAAGAGATTTCTGCTAGTTTGTTTGCCGGTAATGTAGCAACAGATGTAACATCTGTAGAGGAGCCAGAAGAAGCTCCAACGGCGGAGGCGCCAGACGAGGAAGAATAAAATGAAACTCATATCTGAACATATTGATAGTATTGAATACATCACAGAAGAAAAAAAGAATGGTAAGGATTATAAAATTCGTGGCACTTTTCTTCAAGCTGACGTAAAAAATCGTAATGGTCGGGTATATCCTTTTGATATACTTCAAAAAGAGGTAACGAGGTATAATAAGGAATTTGTAAATAAAAAGAGAGCATTTGGAGAGTTAGGACATCCAGATGGTCCAACTGTCAATCTAGAACGAGTATCACACATGATTACTGATTTATACCCCGATGGTAAGAATTTCATTGGTGAAGCAAAAATTATGGATACACCCTATGGAAAGATAGTAAAAAATCTTATTGATGAAGGTGCTCAATTGGGTGTATCATCAAGAGGTATGGGTTCATTAGAACCTAAAAAAGGTGCACAGTATGTAAGAAATGATTTTTATCTTGCAACTGCTGCTGATATCGTCGCAGATCCTTCTGCTCCTAATGCTTTTGTAGAAGGTATCATGGAAGGTAAGGAATGGATTTGGGACAATGGTATCGTTAAAGAAGTAGATATCGCAAGATATAAAGACGAAATTATTAAAGAGCGTAAAGTTTCCTATGAAAAGAAACTTAAACTCTTTCAGAATTTTGTATCTAAATTATAGGTTTTATAAATAATAATAAACTTACATAGGAGTCTAATCCAAAATGTCAGAAAAAGATATTAATACAGAACTGGAAGAACTTCTAGACGCTGAGCTTACTGAAGAAGAAGTATCTGCTATGGAAACAGAACTTGCTGAAACTTCTGAGAGTGATGAGGAAATTGTTGAAGCTAAAGCCAAGTCGAAGGTAAAAAAAGAAGATGATGATCCTGAAGAGGATGATGACGATGCCGATGATGAGGACGAAAGCGACGATGATGACGAAGAACAGGAAGAATCAAAAAGCAAGAAGTCTGTGAAAAAAGAAGAAACTGAGAATATTCAGGAAGGTCGAATGACTAAAGCAAAGATGCTTGAAGATTTAGCTAATTCTTTAGGTAAGATGAAAGCTAATGAACTTAAAACTATTCATGGTAAATTGAAAGCTATTATGGCTGGCGATGATGAAGAAGATGAGGAAGAAGATGATGAAACTCAAGCTGAGATGCGTAAGCTAGAAGCCCAAAAGAAATCAATCGAAGAGCGTATGAAGAAGATTTCCGTGAAAGAAGATGTCGATGCCCTAGTAGATGGCGAAGACCTTTCGGACGAATTCAAAGACAAAGCTTCAACTATTTTTGAAGCAGCTGTCAAACAGAAAGTCAAATCGGAAATTGAAAGGCTTGAAGATGAGTATGCTGAAAAGTTGACCGAAGAAGTTGCTAAGTCGCAAGAAGATAGTGTAGAGAAGGTAGATGCTTATCTTACATATGCTATTGACGAGTGGATGAAGCAGAACGAAGTTGCTATTGAGCATAAGCTTAAAACAGAAATCACAGAGAATTTTATTGGTGGTCTGAAAGGACTATTTGAAGAGCACAATATGACTATGCCTGATAGCCAGTACGATATGCTTGATGTTGCCGCTAAGAAAGCTGACGAAATGGAAGCTAGACTTAACGAACAGACAGAAAAGAATATTGAACTTACTCAGAAAGTCAATGAGCTAGAAAAGAATGAAATTCTAGTTGATGTGGCTTCCGACCTAGCGGATACGGAAGTAGAAAAATTTGTTGGACTAGCAGAAAGTGTTGAATATGAAGATAATGAAGATTTCCGTAAGAAATTGGAAACTATCAAAGAATCGTATTTTACACGAACTGTTAAGGATGACGAAGTTGAGGCAGCACCAGTATATGATGAATCAGGTGACATGAGCAATCAAATGGCTGCTTATATGAACGCAATCTCGAAAAGTGAATCGAGAGCGCAAAAATAATAGTTAGTATAAATAGTTAGTAAAATAACGAGGAGATAACTCAAATGTTCAACACAGAACAACTACAGGAAAAGTGGCAGCCAGTATTACAGCATCCTGATCTCCCAGAGATTAAAGATGCTTATAAACGTGCAGTCACAACTGTAATTTTAGAAAACCAAGAGCGATCCATGCAAGAAGACCGTGAGTTTCTTCATGAAGCAGCTCCCGCAAACGCAACAGGTGGTTCAGTAGACAATTGGGACCCGGTCCTAATTTCTCTTATTCGCCGTGCAATGCCCAACTTGATTGCTTATGATGTGTGTGGTGTTCAGCCTATGTCTGGACCTACAGGCCTTATTTTCGCAATGAAGTCTCGTTACACCAACCAGAGTGGAACGGAAGCTTTTATGTCTCAGGCAAATACAAACTTTGCTTCTGAGAACGCAGCTGGAACAACTTCTGGTGTCGATGCACACGCAGGTGACGATGTCCTAGACGACATGAGTTCTGTCACAACGGGTGCTGGTATGACAACCGCACAGGCCGAAGCTTTGGGTGATGCATCAACCAACGCTTTTGCTGAAATGGCATTCAGTATTGATAAGGTTACCGTTACTGCGAAGTCTCGGGCCCTCAAAGCTGAGTACACAATGGAACTTGCTCAGGACCTTAAAGCGATTCATGGTCTTGACGCCGAAACAGAACTGGCAAACATCCTAAGTTCTGAAATCCTTGCTGAAATCAACCGTGAAGTCGTTAGAACGATTTACACAACAGCTCGGGAAGGTGCCGCAATCAATACCACCACAGCCGGTATTTTTGACCTTGATACAGATTCCAACGGTCGTTGGTCTGTTGAGAAGTTCAAAGGCATGATGTTCCAGATCGAGCGAGATGCTAACGCTATCGCTACTGATACACGCCGCGGTAAGGGTAACGTAATTCTTTGTGACAGTGATGTCGCTTCTGCTTTGTCAATGGCTGGTCTTTTGGACGTGTCCGGTGGACTGTCTGATAACTTGTCTGTTGATGACACAGGATCTACATTTGTTGGAACATTGAACGGACGTTTCAAAGTCTACATTGATCCTTATTCAAACGTCGGAACAGCCACGAAGTTTTATGTTGTCGGTTATAAGGGCACAAGTCCTTATGATGCTGGCGTATTTTATTGCCCATACGTGCCATTGCAGATGGTTCGTGCCGTTGGCGAAAATACATTCCAGCCGAAAATCGGCTTTAAGACACGTTATGGCATGGTCGCCAACCCGTTCGCTACAGTGAATGGTGCCGGTGCCATCGACCTTAGCAACCCAGGTGCTAACGACTTGAATAAGTACTACCGTCGAGTTCAGGTTAATAACCTAATGTAAAAAACACACTTATAATAACTATAAAGTGTTATTTCAAATACCCCGCTTCGGCGGGGTATTTTTTTATCTTCATTTCATTATAAATAGTAATATGGCAACAATTGATTCCTTACGAAGGCAACCTGATATACAAGACTTTAGCGCTACTAGTCAGTTTAGGGTTACACTGTCTAATTTTCCATTATCAGAATGGTTCTGCACTGCTGTAACTGTTCCTGGTATTACATTAGGTACTGTAGATAGAAGTTCTCCATTAAAAATGATACCCAGTGTTGGAGATACTTTAACATATGATAATTTAGATATGACCATGATGGTCGATGAAGAATTAAAGAATTATCAAGAAATACATGATTGGATGGTGAATATTGGATTTCCATATTCTCATAAACAATTTATGGCAAAAGAGAGAGTTGATGCAGTTACTAGAAAGGGAGAATATCCTCTGTATAGTGATATGCAACTTTATATATTGTCTAGTGCTAATAATCCTAAAGTTGTAGTACAGTTATATGATGCCTTTCCAGTTTCGTTAAGTGGACTTTCTTATACTACTCAAGATACAGATGCAACATATTTAACAGCAGATGTTTCATTTGCTTATATGTACTA